ATGTACTTTGCCTTTGGTCTAGCCTCCGCCGTTATCGACATGTACGCAAACGCGATGGGGCACCTGAGACGCGCGAACGAAATTACCAAGCGCATCGATAAATGGGACAAATTGAAGTCACCTCCCAGCAACCCTCTAGATTTGCTATCCCCGCTGCGACGCGGAAAACTAGCCTTTATCTTTGCCGAACTGTTCGGCTGGCTGTCTGCCGGAGGATTCTTGTTGGGCGTGATCCCGTTTATTCGACTTGGCATGTCATAGGCCGTCACTGCCGCCCTTAATATACTGTGTTTTTGTACAGTATTTCGTGTTAGTTTACCTCCCTCGAAGTTACCCGAGAGAGGTCGCCATGCGAGATCCACACACCACCAGATTTATCGTCGTCCCGTTCCGCAAAGGGTCTGGCGGCGACCTGCTGCCTGTTGAGGTGCGGCCGGCCAGCACCAGCGTCGGCGCCGTTCGCGTCGCCCACTCAATGCGCGAGCAGCACGCCGGCGTTGCAGCTTATGAAGTGCTGCTCGATCCCGAGACTGGCGCGATGGAATCGCCGAAGGTGTTGTTTCAGCACGGGCGAATCCCCGCGCTCGACGAGTACGCCGCGGCGTAGCGAGGTGTCGTTATGCCTCTCAACCCCCGCCCCTCCGATCTGACGATCGACCAATTGCGCAGCCTATGGCTCAATCACAAGGACCCCGTTCTTCGGCGCGTAATCGAGGAAGTCGCATTTCGGCGGCTTGAAGCCCAGCGCAAGCAAAAGGTGCTCTTCGAGGTCGAAAAACTGTATGCGATCATCCACCAGGCGTGGAAGGAAGAGGTCGGCGACACCTTGATTGCGCTCGAATGCCTCAAGGCGCTGCTTGGCGAACACAGAACAGCCAAGGGGGAATCCCCGCGAATTCCCGGCGCACCGCCCCGCTAGGAGTACGCGCCGTCGGCCACGAACCGCTATCTGCAGTGACCCGAGAATGGACGGCCCCGCTTTGCTCAAGCGGGCACCGAAGATGAGCGACATTCGCTATGGTGCGGATTGGGATGAGTGGTGGGAGAAGCCGAGGGACAGTAGCTGCCTGCAACAGAGATAGCAATCACGTGCGCACTCAACATGAAACGATTGTGCGGCGCGCAATCTAAAGCGGTCGAACTGTTGCGTCCAGCATGACGGGCCTATCAGTAATCCCAGTCGTAGCGGATGCGCCCATTGGACGTCACGTGGTTGCACGACATCTCAGTGGTCGAATTAGGCTCGACGGTCCAGCGCTTTCGCTGAGGGTCGCCTTCACAGAAGTAGTTTAAATAGATCTTGAAGTCGCACCGGTTCTTCAGACTGTAACGGGTGGAGTATTTGTCTTTACTGATCTGATCCAAGCTCCCGCACTGACGTTGCCGAAGCGCACGCTCGGCGTCAGTTGCTGCCGAAGCGGAGAATGCACTTAATACGATGACCAGCGGGGCTGCGGACAGAATCCTGCTCATGATCTCACCTCATATCGACGAAGGTGCTGCGGGGTTTATTGCGTGAGAAACGTTTCGGAACTGAAACATCTGGAGCCTAATAGCCGCAAGCCCGCTGGTATCGCTTGAGTACGGCCAGTAGCTCGTCGGCATCGCGATAGGCAACGGGAAGCTCAAACCGGCGGTGGTACTCTGTGTCTTTTTTGCCCTGGAACACAGGGATACAATCCGAACCGTCGCGACAGGAAACGAGAACTACTGCAGTAGGCGTGCCCCATGAACTCGTTCGCTTGTCCGGGTAGTAATCGATTCCGTCGAACGTCACGTCGCTGAAACGAATTACGGACCGGTACCTACCTAGGATGCCCTCCCAATAAAGGCCCATCCCAGAGCAATTCGGCTTGCTCGCCTCAATCAAATAGACGAGATCAACCATCTGCTCGGCATCGTTGCCCTGTGCGTATCCACCCTGGAGTGGTAATGCCAGTGCTCCAAGCGCTGCGGCGCGCATCAACCAACCTGGATATTCCATAGTGACCTCCGATACTCCGGCCCATCTATGAAGCAGGCTTCGTGCCAATGCCAGCCTAGCGAGGCCCCCGAAGCCCTCTCGCCCCCCCGGGAGAAAATGAGGAGCACAAAACGTGTCAAATTTGAAATAGGAGGGACAGTCGGCCCGATCTGTCGCACTTAGTTCGCGCGACCGGCCACGCCAATGCAAAGGTTGTCCGCTTTGACGGCACTGACTAGTTCGCTTATTTTTGCATCAACGAGTCATAACTGCGCTCGCAGGCAAGTCCTGCGATGTGGGCAGCGTCAGCGAATTGCGCCAGCTTCCCCGCTCGTTCATCAGCGCGGCTGAGCACGTCGGCAAGCACTCCGATGGGGTCACCGGCTGGCGCGCTGGCGCTGGCAGCGGTGGAATTTCTGGCGGCAACGATATAGCCGGCAAGTTGCTTGCGCAGCCCGGCAGAATCAGCAGCATTGGCAAGAGCATCAGCCGTTGCCTTGTCAGCAGCTTTTTTTGCATCTTTGATGACTCCTGCTTGGGTTTCCACACGTTGGCGGTAGGTGTCTCGGTCGGCCGTCAGATCTCGGATTTGCTTCGCCTGGTCGGATACTGTTGCCGACTGGTCAGCGTCGTGATGCCCCTTCCAGTAGCCGCCGCCGGCCGAGAGCACAACGGCGAGAAGGAATGCGCCCCATACGCGCGGATCGATCCAACTCACATCGCACCTTCCGCCTTCACGTACTGAGCAAGCAACGGCTCGAGCGCATGCTCGACCTGCCCATACCCGGCACCGGGGAGACTGGCCCAGATGTTCCGGCACTTCGAGATGGCGGACGCGATATTCCCTGCCTTGATGTCGGCCAGCGCGCCGCGCTCGCGGATCTGCTGGATCGCGATCTTGTCCTGGCTGACAGGAGAGAAGTCCGTAAGCCCGAGTTGCTGCTTGTAGACATCGAAGTAGCGCGACAGAAGTTGGTAGCGCCCGGCGGCCGTTGACCACACGTTGAAGCGCTTGATCCACACGGACTTGCGGGGATGGTCGGCATAGCTTGCGAACAGGCCTCCGCCCACGATCACGTTGTATCCGTCGTCCGATCCCGAAATGCGAGACGTGAATTCAGACCACGCGAGCATGTCGAGAAACGCACACACGTTCAATCCACCGGCCGTTGCCGGATCAATTCGAGCCATGTTGTCGCTCCTTGTTTGCCCAGTACGCCTTCCGGGCCATCAGCCACACGCCGACAATCGCCATCCCGACGAGCATCAGGACTTCGGGGCCGTCGATCGCGTGGCGCATCCAGAACGGTTTGAACAGGTTGCCGGCGGAAGCCAGACCGATGGCGACGAAGCCCGTCGTTCCCCAAAAGCCCGTCGCGATCGCATCACTCAGCGTCACCCAAATGCATGCGCCGAGAACGACGACGTTAGCGGCAAAGAACACCGATACCCAGATCATTTTTCGAGCCCTCCGGAGAGTCGCCGCTTGAGAGCCCCGATCAGGTCGGCATCGTTGATTTCCTTGAACACTTCCTTTGCAAGCGCCAGGCCGAACAGCCCCATCAAGAACCCGAACGCCTGCTGAGCGCCGGCATCCGTGATCGCGAAATACATCACGACCAACGGACTGAGGTAGTAGGACATCGCCGCGCCGGCCGCGAACGACATCGCTTTTTGTTTCTTCGTCAGCCCTTCGCCGATGAATCGGAGCGCAATCAGCGATCCGATGGCGCCGGGTAACACCTTCACCACCACAGCCAATGCGGCCGCCGCTGCGCTTGATGTGGGTTCTGCCATTGGCTTGTCCTTTGGGCGACCCCGCGCCCCGCTCAGGAAATAAAAAAGCCGCCCAGATAGGCGGCTTACGTTCTCGATCAATGACCGGAGGTGCTACATGAACTTCGACTTCTTAGCATGTCTCGGCGTAGCTATCGCGGTCGCTCCAATTGGCGTTGTCGCGGCGTTCTCTACGCTGCGAAATTCCTGCTCAGTAGCCGGTCACGTCTATAACCATAAAAGTTGCTCCCAATGACCCAGCGGCGTCATAGTCCCCCAAGCTAGAATCAGCCCCGAGTCTGCCCACGGAATAGTCAAATATCGCTGTCGCCCCTGACATTCGGCAGCCAACCACGCGATTCGAAATCATCGCTTGAGCTGAACCACGGCCATCTCTATCCCAGAAATCCTGCTGCTCAATTTGAGCGACGGCATAGGTCCTCGAAGAGTCATACGTTCGCGAAGTTGCCCACGGCATAGGCCATCCGGTATTGTCCATATACGGAGGCGGCAGCACCGATGGATCTGGCGAATAAACCTGCACGAAGTCCGTCACGCGCGAATATTGCAGATCGCTATCAAACGTCTTTTGACCAGCGGCATTGAACAGCTGGAGAATTCCGTTTCCACCAACGAGGCTCGCCGGAGCGAAGATGTAGTACGAGACGGAGACAGGTGTGTTGGACGACAAGAAGAAGTACATCGTCCCGCCAGATCGCCACTGATACTTCATAGCGACGTTGCCGGCTGAACGAAATGCCATAAAGCACTCGCCCGATCCGGGGTCGGGGCAACTCACCACCACACCGCAGCCTTGCGTCATACCCCCGCTGTAGTGATCGAACTGGTTATTTGCTCCCAGAAACGAGGTGCTCGCAGTGCCTTTCGTGACAATGGCGTAGCTTGCGAAATTGTCATCGATCAGCACTGAACCGGAGTCATTGATTACCTCGATAAGCGCCATCAATACTCCCCGTAATACACCGTTACAGTCGCCCCACTTGGGCTGTATACCGCATAGCTCACGACGTTTCCGCTGCTGCGCAAAGACACTACAGTTCCGACCGCGCTACCGCTGACATTTGAGAAGGCCCACACACGGCAGTTGGCGTTTGAGACTGGTACGGAGAACGACCCGCTGCCGGTCACGGCAACCTGGCCGATCTTTCTCGACAATCGTTTCGAAAGATCGAGCTGCAACGAGCCGTCGGGGTTATAGAGTTCAAATACCGGCATTCAAACCTGCATGCGGATGCGTAGCGTTCCGTTAGAGTCGTACCACTTCGAACTGTTGTTGGTTTCAACCCGTCTACCACTCCCGCCTACGCCGTTGTTCTCGTAGCTTCCGGACTTGTCCAAACGCCATCCCAACAGACCAGCGCTGTAGTTGTTCGACTGAATGTAATCGCCGATCATGGCGTTCGTGATCCAGCCAGTGCCGATGAATGCCTGGTTGATGAACGTCTGACCGCCTTGAATCACGAAAGGCGTGCTGGTCTGGCCGTTGATCAGATTCAGGAAAGCGAACCGGTCAGCGAGGAAGAGGATTTGCGACTGCGTCGGTCCAGTCTCGTTGCTGACCCCGATGCCCATGCCAGCGCCGTAATACACGCCGTCGACCGTGGCTCCTACCTTGATCTGATATGAGGCCGAGACCTTCCCGTCGAGCGTCGCCATCGCCTGAGCGGTCGTCTGCACGAGTGCCGTGTTTTCGCCGATCGTCGCCTGCAACGTAGTCACTTGTTGCGCAACCGCTCGATCGCCGTCCTGAATCAGCGACTGCACCGAAAGCAGGCCGGCATAGATGTTGATCGACCCTGCGTAATCCTCGGTGCTGCCGGCAAACGGCGGCTGGATCGTTGCTATGGTCTCCAGCAAGTCCTGCGACAGCTGCGTCTCGCCGATCTTTCCATTCAGGTAGTCGAGGATCTCGGTTGCGTCTGCGCTGGATTGGCCCCGCACGCCACCACCGGCCGGATACCACGCACCGATGTTGCCGGACTTATCAATCAGTCGTGCCCAGAAATAGAACGTCGCGCCGGCCGCGAGGCCCATCATCGTGTGCGTGTTCTGTGGGAATGCGAAGTCAGCCAGCTTGATCGCCGTGAACAGGTCATTGGTCTGGCTGTACCAAACTTCCGTGCGCTCGACATCGAGCGGGCCCGTCGGAAAGCCCCAGTTGATCTGGATGCCGAAGACGATGCCAGTAGCAATGAGGCTCGTGACCGCGGGAGGCGGAGACGTCTTCCCGTTGAGCGTGGTTTCAACCGAATAGGCAGGAATGGAAGGGACGTCGAGGGCATTCAGCGCCGTCACACGGGCCACGTACTTACCAGCGTAGAGATTCGGCACCTCAAGACTCTGCGAGCCGGTACGCCCTGCCTTAACCCACTCGCCATTGTCTCGGCGCCACTCAACCTCGTATGCGACCGCCTTATCCGCTGGGGTCCATTTGATGACACCAGTTGTCGACGCAATGCCCTGCGCGATGACCGAATACGAATCCCAGACGACATCCTTGGCCGGCGGCTGCACGGACGGCGGGATGACGCTGATCGGCCTTTGCTGCAAACGCGTTCCGCTGTCGATGGCCGCGTACTTGTCGGGATTGTGCTGAATCGCATTCACGTCCCATTGCAGGCCATCGCCCTGCGAGATGCTAAGAACGCGGAACAATTGCGTCTTCAACTGGGCGCTCTCAACGACCCAAACCGCCTGCGGCTGCACGGCTTCCGTCCAGTTGGCTGTGACCGTGACTGTGTTGCCTACCACCGACTGCACGGTGCGCGTCTGCCGCGTTCCGCTCGGCAGGATGATCGTCAGCCCGTCGCCTTGAGCAATCTGCTCGACCTTGTCTAGAACGACCGTTGTTCCAGCCGCCGATTTGACTCGTCCGCCAATGCGCCGCCCTGCGCGCGAGCCGTCTGCGACGCTAATGACGCTGCCCGGCGACACCATTGCCTCTTCGAGCCCGATGGAGAACGAAACTGATTCGGTCTCTAGAATGCTGCTCTTCAACGTCCAGTGCCCAACACGCTGCGCTTGCCCTTGGCTGGTGCAGCCGAACGCCGTCGTCTCGGTCTGCTGAACACCATAACGAGCAATGCCGTCCTGATCTTCGACGTACTCTACCTTCGCCTTGTAGAAGTCGGACGGATCGTTCCATGTGACGAGAGCCACTGTCTTACGGGCCTTCCAGCTCGTACCTGTGTAGGTGAACTTCCCGTTGATGACGTTGGCGTTCGTGAAGCTGTAGACGGGATCGCCTGGCATGTCCGCTACGGCCACGACGTTACCGTTAGCCCAATACGCCATGCCGCGAAATACCGTCGCGAGATCCTGCAAGACCTTGTAGGCGTCGGAGCGCGCCTGCAAGTAGCAGTTGCAGGTAAAGCGAGGCTCTTGCCCCCCGTCGCCATTGTCAACCAGTTCGTCGCAATACTGCGCGATCTGATAGAGAGACCACTTGTCGACCTGCGCAGCATTCACGCGGTGGCCAAGGCCATATCGCGGGTGCAGCACCAGGTCGTAAAACACCCATGCCGGATTGTCCGTCCAAGCTGTCTTGAAGGTGCCATCCCACGATCCAACGTAAGCCCGCGTTTCCGGGTCATAGTTCGACGGCACGCGTATGATGCGCCCCTTCATGTCGAATGAACGGGTCGGAATGCTCTTGAACTGCTGTGCGTCTACCTGGATCCCGACCAGCGCGGTATTCGGGTAGCGAAGCTTTGCGTCTATGATCTCCGCGATGCTTTCAATGTTTGTCGTGTCAGCGATGGTGCTGCTGTTTGCGTTCGGCGTGATGCGGCGCACACGTACCGTCCAGCCCGATGCTGACGCTGGCAGATTGATACGATGGCTGCGCTCGTAAGTGGATGTCGTCTTTCCGTCGAATGCTGACGCCAGAACTTCCTGGAACGCACCGCCGGCGGTAGACAGATCGATCGCATACTCGACCCGATAGCCGGTGATATCACCGTTGCTTGTGTTCGCCTGTGACAGCGCAGGCACCGCCATCGTGATGCGGACGGCTGAAAGTTGCGGGTTGCTGATGGCCCTAACCCAGGGCGTAGTGGACGTTAGAGTAACGCCGACAGACGTTTCACTCTCGACCGCCGGAAACCCGGCGATGTATGTCTGGTCTTGCGTGCCGGTGCGCACGTCCACGCTGACGTTTTGAAAGTTCGCGGTGCCATCAGGATTGACTAGTGGCGTGCTATCGAGGAATACGCTCTGCATGCCATTGACCAACCCCACAACGTCACCCTCGGACGCCGCATCAAGCACCTTCGCGTATGCGATCGAGTGCAGGCTATCGGGACTTTCGGTCGAGGTACGACTCTCGCCACCGTCCTTCCCGCCCCCGCCGCCATAACCGATGATGTATTTCATGCGTCCCAGAAAATCAAAAACCCCGCACTAGGCGGGGTTTCAGTGGTTTCGATGCTGCTTATGCTTGGTCTTCTGCGTATATGCCGGCGGAGATAACAGCGCCGCCGATAATCATTCGCCCATACAACAACGGCACCGGGTTTCCCTGCGCCTGGGTGTTCACAGGGCCGTTGAAGTTATAGTTCGCCCCGTTGTCGGGACTGTCTTTCACGGAGAGGCCGACCTGCTGGGGAGACAAGAGCTGGACAATGCCGCCGAGCGCCATCGATGCCCCCATGAGTCCGACCGCGCCAGCACTGAGCGCTTTGACTCCAAACAGGCCTGCCTGCGGAACAAAAAAGGCGGCCGTTATAAGCGCCGCCCCCAGAAGTACGTTGAATAATCCGCCACGTTTCGCGCCGAGGATGAACGGCGCGATTCGCATCGATTCACTCCCCGGCGGAAGATCCAGCTCATCAGCTCCGAGATTTCGCTTGCCGGTGAAAACGGAGTATCCGACACCTTTACTCTTACTCGCGAGAAGCTCCGCCTTGAAACCAGGGACGATGACGCATAGCGCTCGTATCGCCTCGGCAGGGCTATCAACGGCGAGCCGGAACGATCTACCGAATTTCGCGCCGAGCGCACCGTAAAGTCTGATATCGCGAAGCTTCTCACTCATTCGTCACCTCTTTAGGCAATCGGACACTCCGGCAATAACGGCGGAATTTCCATACGGTAAGCGCACATGAAGTGCAACATCGGACCCACCACCAGAGCGCTTTGCCTCAAGAAGCGCGTGGTAGTACCCGGAATCACCAACCACCATCTCCACACCCGTTTCCGTCGGCGCGTAAGAAAAATCCACGTCCGACGCCTTCCAGCGACTAGAGACGCACGCCGCAAACTGCTCAGGTTTCATGCTCGTGTTCCCCCTCACTTCCGGAGTATTCGAGCGAAGATCGGACACGGTCGTACATGCCGCCAGCGCGACAAGCACAAGAGCGAAATATCGATTGAATTTCATAAGCACCCCGATTGACAGTCCATTCGAGGGCGATGTTACCCCATCAGGCTCTTGTGCCTCAGAACGCAACGCGTGATCTCCCGCCAGTACCCGCCGTACACCTCGCGCGTTGAGAGACGGCCGTGCATATGGTGAAGCATCAGGCCGTCACCGAGATAAACACCAGCGTGATTCGGCACTTCGGCCCGGCGCTGCATCAGGATCACATCGCCAGCCTTACTCGGCTCGTCCTGATTCAGGTGTTCGAAACCAGCTTTCGGATACCCCTCCATGTAGAGGTTCTCGCCCTTCGCCCACCAGTCGTCGCGGCGCGGGAAGTCGGGAAGCTCGATATTGAGTTCTCGGGCGTAGAAATCGCGAACGAGCGACCAGCAGTCGAGCACTCCATGCGCGAACGTGCGGCCAACAAGCGGCGCCTGATAACCACGCGGCTCGATCGTCCGAAAGTCGTCCGCCGGCCATGACAAGATGTGCCACGGCAAACCGGTCGCCTCGCAGCTCACCAGATCGGCCTCGCTGGGCGTTGCCGGGCCGTCGGGGTGCGAATGCACCACCGCGATAACATCTCCCGCATCCTCTGCAGCAGCGTAGTCCTGCGGGTCCATCACGAAGTGCTCGGTGCCCTGCGCGAGGTTCCGGCACCGCATATAACGCTCCCGACCTTTGGCGACGATCACGAGCCCACACGCTTCGCGCGGATAGTCCTCCGCTGCATGAGCGCGGATCGCTTCCAATGTTCTCTTGATCATCAGCTTGTGCGTACCAAGTCGGCGGCAGGAAAGCCGCCATACGGGAGTTCGTTGTTCTCGCCGAAGCGACACTTGCAGGATGAGACGCGACCTCCGCATTTATCCAGCGAAGGGTCGGCCACAGGGCTGTCGTTCTTGTCGAAGTGCGCCGAGCCCGTGTAACCGCAGTACGGGCCACGGTACCCTCCGATGGTCAGCCATACACAGACGTTCGCGATTATCTGCCGGCGCGGAAGCTGCTCACCGTTGAAGTCGAGAGCACTGGCAAGCTCGAACGTGACCGACTCGTTCGTCTCTTCCGTTTTTTGGTTGATGTACCAAAGCTCAGGAGGAAGCTGCTCTTCGGGGTCGGCTGTCGGATTGCCATCGGTGAAGTTGCGGGCGTCCAGATATTGGCCGAGGGTCCGCACGCGAGTGAGCTTCGCGCCGACCATATCGTTGAGGTATAGGCACAACGCCGTGATCGAACCGTCGACGTTGCCGACCGACAGCGTGGGCGTCGGCTGCTGCGTGTCGCCGCTGCGCGCGAATCCTTCTACCTCTATTGGCCACGGAGAGAACTCACTCCCCTGCCACCAGATCGAGCCAACTTGCGTGTGTCCGTGAAACCGAAGGATGTCGCCGCCCTGAGCCGTCGCATCCAACGCGAAGAGCTCGACCAGATTTCCAGGCTCAAGTGTCTGGATGTCTGCAAAGACACTCATATGCTTCCCTCAGCCGGCACCTCTATCGGCGGGGGAAAATACTCTCCGGCCCTGTATGTGTAACCGACGCTAACCGGCGAGTCGACCGGCAACTCAATTGCGCCTTCGAGTGGCTTACATTCAGATTCGCCATCCCAAATCACAACATTGACCACATTGCCACTCTCGACAATCGCATAGCGCGTCATCAACGATACTCCCAAACGATCACCACCCCTGGTGCGCCCGCACCTCCAGAAACACCAGAACCTATGTCGAGGATTGTCCCCCCACCGCCGCTTCCAAATCCCCGTGCAGCGGCTCCGGGAGATGTCCCGCGTCCCTGCAATCCGCCGCCGCCCATCATGCTCATGGCGCCAGGGGCGGAGATGAAGACTCCGATAGCGCCAACTCCATTGGCGGGCAGCCCCGGTTGACCCGGGGCATTCACGATATTCCCCCCGGTCGCAGCGCCTCCCGCGCCTCCACTCACAGCAATGACGGACGCCGGTCCATACGCCACCCCTCCGCCACCGCCGGCCGCTACAATTCCGGCGAACGAGCTGGCTCCACCAGTCCCCCCGGTTGCGCCGGTACCTGCCCCACCAGCGGCTCCAACGACGACGGCTGCACCACTGAAGCCCGATGTCATTCTGTGTTTGACGTACCCGCCCGCCCCGCCCGACCCACCGCCCGACACTTGCGTGCCCCCCGGTGATGTGGGGGCACCTCCCCCGGCACCTCCGGCGCCCTGAATTTCAACAACAATAGACGCTGTTCCAGTTGACGGCGTGTAGGTCCCACTTGACGTAAAAACTTGAAACCCCAAGAGTCGGCCCGGGAAAGAAAGGCCTGATACAGCGGCCGCTATAGCAGGTCCAATGGGATCCACAATGTTGAGTCCATCGGAATAAAGTACCGCCGTTTGCCCAGTCGGTATGACAATTCCAGTTCCGCTCGACGTTTGAAACGTCAGCGCCGCACCTGTAGCCCTATTCCGGACGGTGTATGGTTGCGGCGGCGATGCTGGCACCGTAACGATGCGCGGACCGGTCAGGACGCCGGTCAAGTCGATGATCCCATTCAATGCCTCATCGATCGACAGCGCGACCGTTCCCTCGGCACCGCTCACATCCTTAGACAGCTTGGCTTGAGCCCTCGTGTACAACTCATCGAAGTTCAAATTAACCTTCGTGAATCCAGAGCGGGCGGTATCGCCGTCGGTCCCGCCTGGGGGGGAGCCAATATTGATGGTCTGTTTCGTCATGTCAAGGAGCGAACGTCTGGTCGAATGTCGCTGTGATGGTGTAGATGCTGCCGTCCTTCACCGGATCGGAGTACTTCTCGCAAACGAACAGCGCCTGCGGGCGAAGAGAGGGCGTCCAGAAGAATGACTTCGCCCCCGCGTGGGCATCCAAGAACGCCAGAATTGCCGATATCTTTGCAGCGTCGCCCACGAAAGTCAGTTGATAGCTAGATCGCTGGTTGTTCAGTCCGTCGGCAACACGCTGCTCGTAGCCATCACCAAACTGAGCCTTTCGGACAGCAAACGTGGTGTCACCACTTGCGTCTGCGCGCGGCGACCAGATAAACGTGTCTGTCATCCGATTTGCCCATATTTCATCTGGAACGCATAGCCGCCTTGGCCGCGCATCTTCTTATCCATTCGCTGATCAACCAAGGACTGCACTGCCCTCTGTAGCCAGGCGGCGTCCTGCTTATCAAAACCGCCGCCACCGCGGCTGGCGTCGACGTTGACGCTCACTTGCGTGCTGCCGCCACGGCCAGAATCAGCGATCGTGCGCCCGACGTAGCCGCCCTCGGCGAACCGAGACATGCGATTGACGTTCGCCCCGTTGTTCAATTGGTTGAGCAGCGGTAGGCCGAGCCGGCTGACCGCACTCGCCTTCATGACGAACTCGCCATTTGACAGCCATGCTGGAATGCTGTCGCTGGTGCCCGAGCCGGGGCCGGAGATCAACCCACCGTCCGCCTTCGCCGCAAAGTTGTCAGTCAGGCTAAGGAAGTTGTCTAGCGAGTCACCTGGCAGTGCATTCGCTGTGGTAGCTGCCGCACCGGTGTTACCCCCGAAGTAGGCCCCAAGCAAAGACCCTCCGAGCGAGGCCAAATTGCCGAACAAGCCACTCATCGCCGCTTTCGCAGCCATCCGGCTCAAGTCGGCGATGATCGAGTTGGCGAGCGAAGTGAAACTGAGTTTCCCGGTCTGCGTGAACGTGGTCCACGCATCCTCCATCCCACTTGTCACGGTCCCGAACAGCGATTCGACCTGCTTCATCGTGTTAGACGCCGTGTCCATGTAGTTGGCGAAGCCCTGCGACACGCCATTCGTCCAGTCGCCCTGCATCTTCTTCAACTGACCGTAGTAATCGTCGTAGTCTTTAAGCGACTCGTCCAGAGCAGCCCGGAGCTTGGCTTGCTCGTCGCGATACTGCTCTCCACCGCGCAGCTCCACCGGCGTTCCTTCTTCGAGCTTCGCTTGCATCCGCTCGTACTCGCGGTAGATCGACTTCACGGCCTCCGCGCGCTTCTGGGCCTCCTGCCCCATACCCACAGCGTCTAATTGACGCTGGTATTGTTCGCGCTGTGACGATTGGAAGTTGGCGACCTGTGCATCGATCGAGGCAATGCGCTGGCTGAGCTTCGCTTGCTCTTCCTTCAGCTTGTTCTGACGCTCAAGGCCCGCGTTTTGCTTCAGGATGGCTTCGATCTGATCAGAAGCAGCAAGCAGCGACTTTTGGTCGGCCGTCAGCGTCTTCTTTTCCTTGATGTCTGCGATCTGCCGCTCGAACTTGACCAGCTTTTCTGCCTCCGGCCCCATCTTCGTGGTGGTGTCAAGTTGGGCCTGCAAAGCCGCCTGTGTTTCCTTTGCCTGCTGAATGAATCGCGTTGCCGCGTCGTCCGTGTAAGCCCTGGTGTGGTCCTTGGGTGCCTTAAACTGCTCTGCGTTGAACGCAATCTGCTTTTGCAGATCCCCCTGCAACTTCGCCTGCAGCGAAGGGGTAAGCGTGCCGGCGGCCTGCGCAGACTTGATCAGGGCATCCGTTCGGTCCTTCGCAGTCTTGTTGGCGTCGTTGAGCTTCTCTTGCCAGCCCCACGCCTTCTTCATGTCCTCGGTGTGCTGGCGCGTCAGGTCATCGAATAGCGCAACCGACTTCGTGTGCTCGTCGACCGCACGCTTCCCGTCGAGAATCGAGGTGCGGCGCGTTTCAAGTTGTTTGATCTCGGCGTCGATTGCTGGATTCGCACCGCCGCCGATGTTGTCCGGCGAAAGCTGCTGCGCGCGCAAGGCCGAAATACGGTCGGTGATCTGCGTAAGCTCATCATTTCCCTTACCGGTTGCTCCGCCGACGGTTCGCCAAAACCGTCGCCACGCGTCGCCGAGCGACTCATAGCTGATCGCCATCGCATGATTGTCTGCAACCACGGCAGACCGCGCTTTCGAACTTGCGTCGAGCACGTACTGACGCCACGCGCCCGCCTTGTCGCCCGATTGCTCGAGCGTCTTGATGTACTCGACTTGGGCATTCGACAGGTCATGGTGCGTCTCTGCCCAATGCTCGGCCGCCTTTCCCGCACTCCCATAAGACGCCGCGAACTGCTTCGCGACGTCAGCAACCGACTCGCCGGTGAACTTGGCATAGGCCGAAATCGACTCGGCAACGTCCTTCAGATCGGCGCCTGCAACAAAACCCGTTGCCGCCATCGCTTTCAACGAATCGCGTGCATCGGCCGTCGAAACGCCGAGGTCGTGGGAAATCACATCGGAATAGACGAGCAATGCGCCCTGCGACAGGTTTGCGTAGTTACTCGTCAGGACCATCGTCCGATTGAGTTCCTTTGACTCCTCATTGAGCGAGTGAATTGCGCTGCCGACGACGAATGTTGCCGCCGCGAGCGCACCAAGCCCGAGACCCAGCGGGCTTAGGATGATTTCCATCGCATTCATGCGCTCGCCCATCACCAGCAGCGATCCGCCGAAGTTTTTCCACTGGTCTTGCGATGCCTCATGCGCGAGCACGAGAAGCTCACGCTTTGCGCCAGCGGTGTGCAGGCCAAATTCATGAGTGTTCTGCGATGCCTTTGCGATCTGGTCGATCAGTGGCTTGACCGAATCGCCCAAGCCGAGATTTGCGGCGCGCATCTCCAGGATCTGTGCACGCGTCTTGCCAGCGGTGGCCGATGCCTTGTCGAGGCTGTCGGTGAACGCCTTGATCGCCCGACTGCTTGCCGTCGAACCGTTCTTGGCGGCGTCCGCGATCGCGTTCTGGGCGAGTTCGGTCCGCCGCGCCATGTCGGCCTGCGACGTCATGAAATCGTTGCTTGCCTTGCGGGCCTTTCCGATCTCAGCGACGTACCCGGACGAATCGGCCGCCAGCCGGACTGTCGTTTCGTTAGCCACGCGCAGCCTCCTTCGCCTTTTCCTGAATCACACCGATCATTGCCTTCACCGCCTCTTGTTTCTTAGCGTCGTAGCCGGGACGCAAGAACGGATGCGCCGCAGCCTTGGACGTGCCGTGCTCAACGAAATAGCCATAGAACGCGTCTTTCGACCAGGTAACGAGATACGTGGCCAGCTTTCCTTCGATCGAGTTCTCGCGGTCGTATGCGATCAGGATTGAGCGCTTGAGCGTGCCCGGCGTATGCTTGGTCCCCTTACGCTCGTACGCCTTGGCACCAACTGGCGCACGCAGACGAACCTCCTTGTGCACCACTCGGGCGCCAGCCACAGCCGCCTGACGCAGCGTCGATTCACTGCCTACCGTCTCCATGCGGTCGAGGTAGTCGCTGAGCGCCTTGGGGTTCTCGATGGTCGTCCGCTTTGCCACTAGCTGAACTCCCGAAAAGCGAGGCTCGGATCAGCGCCGTCTGCGCAGCCGGATCGTCGAGTAGAATCGGCTCGTCGTTACGGCCGGAATCATCAACAAGCCAAGGGATGACGTCCGAAGGCCCGAATGGCTCTGGTTGCCTCTTACGGTCCCGGTTCACGTTGTACGTCGCTGCTGCGATCACACCAGCGCGCAAGTCGTCAACCCGGGTTCCGAATGGCTCGATCTGATAGTAGGCGAGCCACTCGCCAAACTCCGCGCCGCTAACTTCCGCCTGGCAGCGTGCGACCGACATGCCTAGTTCACGGGCAAGTCGGAACCAGAAGAGCCGCTCGGGGCGGCCTCGGAGTTTTTTTCGGCAGCCGCCGTCGACTGGGAGCCGAAGTTGTTGATCCGCATCGCCACCGCAACGAGACGCGCCAAAACGTCCGGATTCTTACCCTGCAACTGCTCGACGTCCTCTGCCGTGAATACCTGGGCGCCGTTATCGTCGACGATCGTGCTTGCCAACATCAACGCTTGAAACCGCGAAGTCTTCTGCGGTTCGGCCATCGCCTCCATCAGCGAGTCTCGCGCCTTCCCGCTCATTACCCCGAGCACGACATCCCCGCCCCACTCTGGCACCGAGACAGTTTCCGAACCAAGGTCACGGGCCTGAAGGATCTGTTCGCGAGTGAGCATTAGTTACCTCCGGCCGGAACAGTTGTGACTGCGCCCGAGATAGTGAGCGAGATGGTCGACGTGATGACTGCGTCGGTCGAACCGGAGATCGGGAAAGACTTCACCGAGGCATCAAACGTATCGGCGCTGCCGTCCGGGTATTCGAGCTTGAACGACTTGAGGCTCGATGCCCTCTGTGCCGCCTTCATCGCCGCCTGCCCAGGATCGGCCATGTTGACGTTCACTTCGATCGAGAACGAACCGTTATCCATCAGGCCGAGGCGCTTCTCTTTCGCCTCGGAATCGAGATCGGTGACGTCGATTTCGGTCGCGCTGCCGTCGAAGCCGCTGTATGACTTGACGTTCTTCACCTTGGTCCAGGTGGGCTGCGCCGCGCCGTCGGCGGCGGTGTTGATGAAGAACTTGCTGCCCTGCGCGCTAATTGCGGTGCTGGTCATGGTTTACTCCTGATACCAGATGGAAAAATCTTGCTGACTGCCGTATAGCTTCGTGTCGTCCTCGTAGACGCTCACGGGTGCGCCGATCGGCATACTACGAACAGGCTCTCCAGCCAGGGCGGCGCGAACCTGCTGAATTAGTGCCGAGGTGACGGCGCGGGACTCCGACCACACAGACACTTGCATCCGGCTGTTTTGAAGGGTGTCTACACCGTCGAGCGTCGTTTCGTCGGCACCACCAACCGCCTGGTAGACGATGTATGGCTTCGCGACATTTGCTGGCGCAACATCCGGGTACACGCGACCGCTGGCCAGCGCTTTTATCGCTGCAAACACGACGGCTTCGGCACTAGCCATTGTTTGCCCCCGTGGTACAGGGAAGATCGGTGTAATCACGGCCGCCGAAGTCAGGCAGCGGCTTCCCAATGTTGAAAACAACTTCGTCGACCGGTCGACCATCGACATACTTAAGCAGGACAGCTCGCATTCCCTCGTCGATATCGGTTCGAAAGCGAATGCGGATGCTTGCCGACGCCACACCGACTTCGGAGTCAGAGGCAATCGCCTCTTTGCCGGTTTGCATCAACACGTTGCAACACAGAGGGGGGGCGATCGGAATCCAGCTATCGACCGGCTGACCAAGATCGTCGTACCCCTGCTCACGACGCTCGATGCGCACGCGGCGGTTAAGAGTGCCCGCGCGCATCAGACGCCCAGCCCGGTGCGGTACGGAAACAGCAGCGCTTTCGCGCCGCCCGGCAGTTCCATCACGCTCGTCGACGTGCCCGCGACGACGTCTTCACGATAGGCGTACAGTTTGCCGACCGTGAGCAGAATCGCGGCACGAACCGCGTCGTTCGCCACCAGTGGGTTAAAGCCGGCGGTGCCATTAGATATCGCGTCCTGCATCTCTCCGTCATCGGCGTACAGTTGGCGATCGAGAAAGTCGACAGCAGCCTGGGTCGCGGCGCCGATGTAGAGTTTGATGAGATCGTCGGCGACACCGCCGTCTTCCCGCAGATGCGTCAGCGCCAACTGCAGCGAAACGATGGGCGTCGATTCGGCCATTTACTTCGCCCGTGCCTTGTTCTGCGGTTCGGGGGCTTTCTTGTTCGGCGTCGGCGGTGCTGCCTTCGCGTCGCCTTCGGCCACGAGGCCGACACGCTTCAATTCCGCCGCGCGGAGGTCCGTGACATCGATCTCCGTTCCGCGCGGAACGTAGCCTTCGATCCCTCGAAACGCTTTGATTGCTGTGACTTTCATGGTGTCTCCTATGCTCACCGAGCCGACGAGCGTCGACCCGGCGACAGCCCGTGTTACGCGGCCTTCTTGAACGTTCCGTGCACGAACGATTCCGGACGGAAGACCGCCATCCCCAGGCGCTCTTCGGCACGGATGGTCACCATGTTCTTGGTGAAGTTGTCCGCGTCCTCGGTCGACACTTCAACGGCGGCGTCTTCGCGATCGAAGACCTGTGCTGCCAAGTCAAATGCGCCCACCAGGAACTCACCTTCGGCGATCGCCGTCGTATCGACAACCGGCAGCTTCCACATACGCTGTTGGCCGCCGTCCTGAACGTTCACCCAGATGTACTGGCCGGTCGAGTCCTTCTGGAGTTCGATGCTTTCCCAGTCCACCGGGTTCAGCACGATGCCGGTCGCGCGATACTCTGCGAGACGCACTTGCAGGATCGCGTGGCGCAGAGTGTCGATCGGAGTGTCGTTGGCCTTGCGACGAGCGTCGTCAAAGACCGTTGCTTGCGGCACGAGTCCGAGCAGGTTCTGGCCGGTACCATCGCCGGCGATCAGTTGCTCTTCTTCCTTGTACTTCAGGCCATACGTCGCACGGCCGTTGATATAGCTCTGGAGCAACGGCACGTCTGCGAGGACTTGCTTCGACGCGCGGAACCAGTGCGCGATCGTCTTGACCGTCGTCGTCTTCAGTTCGAACGAGATGTCCGATTGCGGCTTTTGAGCACCTTCCGCCACCGGCGCCGCCGAATTCGTGAATCCGCTTTCCTGTACGTACTCGATCGCGTTCGACGCGGTGCGACCGGGCATGATCAGGTCGCGGACCACGAACTGACGTTGTGCCGGCATTTGAATGCCCGGCAGCCGGTCGGGCTGAATTGCGACACCCACACCGCCTTGGCCGCTCGTAGCGCTCGTGATATTTGCGACGGCCTTCAGGTTCAGACGCGCGGTACCACGGCCCTTCTGCGAGAGTGCCTTGAAGTCTTCGCAGTCGGTCATCAACTCACCGATGGACTTGACCACGTGCTCATCGCCGCCGCCTCGACGCGCAAGTTTCTGCTCGAGCTCGAGGATACGAGCGTTGGACTTAATGCCCTCCTCGCTCAACTTCTCGAGCGCGGACTTCGTCTCGCTCGCGATCTTGCCGGTATCCTTGATCTCGGCCGTGGCTTTCTCACACCACTGCTTGATTTCGGAATCGCGCTCAGACAGCTTGTCCAGGAGCGACTTCAGTTCGAGCTTGTCATCGGCGCCGCCGGCGTTCTTGCGACCGTAGTCGCTCGGATAATGGATCTTTTGCATGGATGCTCCTTAGTTGAATGAGGGCAATTCGATTCCCTTGTAGCCATCGAGCAACGCGCCGGGCACAGGGTTTTCGCTGTCGTCCCCGGACTCACTCCGGAGCAGATGTTTCAGGCCACGATTAGCGATTACCGCGGCCTGCGACTTCGAAAAGCCTGCCTCGCGCAGGAACCGCTCGAAATCGGAAAGTGATGGCACACCACCGTGCGCTATAACCGATTTCACGGCTTCGATGCGCGCCTCGGTGTTAGCCGGATTGGTGACAATGCTGATTTCAACGAGATCCAGTTCGTTAAGCGTCCGTTCGCCGGTTTTCTCGTTGTAGCTGGAGCTGATGACGTAGTAGCCGATCGATAAACCGGTAATCGCCTTCGACTTCATGCCGCGATAAGCGATCTTGGCGTTCGGGGCATCGTCGAGCCACAGCTCGCCCTCACCGAACAAACCAAAACTGTCCTCCTTCAAACCAGACCACGAGCCGATGGGCGTGTTCGAGTTGTGCTGCCAGAGAATAGGGAGCGCTCGACCGCTTTCTTTGAGCGCCGCCAGGCTTTTCTCAAAAGCCCCAGGCGCGACAATCTCGCCGTAGCTGTCAACGTTGCCGAACACGGACCCATAACCGGAAAAATGGCCTTCGTCGTTGACCGATTTGACGTTGAGGTCAAACGCACGGACCTTGTAACCACCCCTGCTACTTTTTCGGTTCATTTCGACTCCTGATTCAGCCAGTTCTTCAAAGCGTCCTGTGCGGTAGCCGCATCAGACTTTTCGCCGAGCTTGTCTATCGGCAACATCGCTGACTGCACTGTAAGTACCGCCGCGTTGCCGCCCATTGGCGGTAGGTTTTCCTTAAGGCGACAGTCATCGCGGCTGTATATGCCGTTATTGACCATCTTCGAATAGAAATCCGCACGGCCTGCGCTATCAGCGCGCAAAAGCCCTTCCACGGAAAACTCAGCGTAGTAGGTGAGACGCTCAACCGGGCTAAGGCCGCCCTTTTTGATGGTTTGTTCAATACGCGTCAACCACGGACGAAGCGTGAACGTCAGGAAGCCAATCATTTGTTGCTCGATACCGCTTCCCCAACTCGTCGACTTCTCGTTATGGCCCACCATGAACGGAGGTACGCGGAACCACCGACAGATTTCCTCGACGTTGAACGCCTTCGTTTCAAGCAGCTGCACGTCCCCGGGATTCATGGTGATCGCCTGATACTTCATGCCGGCCTCAAGCACCATCGTCTTCCCGGCCTGCATCGCGCCGCCGAACTGGTCCGTGAGGTCCGTGCGGATTTCCGAGCGCTTTTCCTTCGGCAAAATCTGGTCCGTTGACAGCACGCCGGACGGACGAAGCCCATTTCGGAAGACACTACTGCTCGTTTTGTTCGCCGCAGTAGCGTTGCCGAACACCTCGCGGGCGTACTCAATCACCGACACCCCCATCCAGCCGTTAAGGCTGAACCCTCGAAAATGGAGAACGTCGTCCTCGGTCATCACTGAGGAAGAGCCGTCAAGTTCCGAGTACGTGTATTGCAGCTGGCCGGTTTGCAGGCGCTTCACGTTCATTCGGGCTGGCAGCAGCAGTTCAAGGCCTATGATTCGGCCCGCTGCGCATAACTTGCGTGCATAACCATTACCTCGCAGCAACATTGACGTGACGATCACCTCCCAAAATTCCACCGCTGTATTGTCGGCGTTGGGTTGGTTGTGCAGAACGTCGTAAAGCGCGTGCGTTGTCGCAAGCGTCCGAGCGCCGTCGGCCTGCTTCGAGTACAAATTCAGCGGCAACGTCGCGATGGTCTCAGCGATGAGGCGCACACACGCCCACGCAGCCGACAGTTGAAGCGCCGAATCGACGGTAACCGTCTCGCCACTCGAAGACGCCACGCCGCCCCATGTGGACCAGAAGCTCCCGTCCGTCAGTGAAATAGGCACGCCAAGCCACTTCAGGACGCTCGCCTTGATGCGTCCTGGCGACTTTTGCTTGCTTTGTTTCATACGATGATCGGACTCGAAAGAAAATCGCTGATGGAGCCTGATTGACCTTCGAGCATTGCTCGGCCAATGGCCATAATGAGCGCGACCGCGCCGTCGATTTTGTTGTCGTTCCCCTGCTTGATGGGACGCACAACATCGTCGTTGCCAGGCAGGTTCTTGCCGACAACGTTGCTCACGCACCACGTCATGATCGGGTTACCGTCGTGGTGGAATCGCCTCGATGTAATCGCGGCTTCAAGCTCTTTCATCGGGTCGGACATGTTCGTGTAGTTCTGCACGATCGTGACCGGCGTCAGCCCTTCGTCATCGAGCTGATGCGAGAGGTTGGTCGCGCCGTGCGGGTCGATTGGCGTTTGCAGCACCGGACACGCTCGATTCGCTTCCTTGGCTTCTTCGAGGATGTCGCGGTAATCGATTTCAGCGCCTTGCGTCTCAAGAAGGTGGCCGGTGTTTACCCACTTCTGATAGCGCTCCGCCATCCGACGATTGTCAGTGTCTCGAACGGTGTCTTCTGGCACCCAAAAGCGCGGCGCGACACTGTAGTAGTGCCGTCGGCCGTCGATAACCCTCCAAAAGAGGCGCGCCATGCTGTTCAAATCCAGCTTTCGGGCAAGGTCCAGCGCGAGCATGCAATCAAGGCCCTCGAATTGCTCCAGCGTCAGCGTGGTGTCCTCACACGCTCGCCAGTCTTCGAGGTTGAAATACCCGGTTTTTGCCGACGTCCACACGTTCAGGTGCTTCGTTTTGAACGTGTTCGTGAATCGCGCAGACTTTATGGCCCGCTGCTGCTGGCTCTCCAAATACTCCTGATAGACCGATATGCCAATGTTCGGGTTAGCCTTCGCTAGCGTCCTCGGATCGGTCCAGTCGTCGTCTTCGTCAATGGTCCAGATCCAACCGAATAGCTCGTCGTCGGGCACTGTGCCCTCGAGCATTTCGATGACTTGGCGCCGTTTGTCGTAGCACGGCCCTTCGATGTCTGCGCCAGCGGTCGTGATGACAAACATCAGTGGCTGCCGCCGCGCGCCCATACCAGTCAGCATTGTTTCGTACTGAGCGTTGGTATCGTGCTCGTGGTATTCGTCCTCGATCGCGCAGGATGGCGACGCACCGTCGCCGGGGTTCCCAATAATCGGCTCAAAGCGACTCCCGTCCTCGGGCCGGCTCAGGTTTTGAGCGTTGACTTCGATCCCAAGGTGCTCGACGAGCATCGGCGAGCGCTTCACCATGAGACGCGCAGGTCGAAACACCTCCCACGCTTGGCGCTCAGTCGTCGCGCCGCAGTAGACTTCGGCCCCAAACTCATCGTCCGCCGTGAACATGGCGATGCCGACGCCGGCTGCAATCACGCTCTTTCCGTTTTTGCGCGGAACTTCCCAGTAAGACTCGCGGAAGCGGCGAAAACCGGATTTCTTGCTGACCCACCCGAACGTGCATGCCAGCCCGAACACCTGCCACGGCTCAAGCGTGACGAGCTGCCTTTTAAATGCCCATTCGCCCTTTGTGTGCGGAAGCAGCTCTATGAGTCGAAGCTTCTTTTCCGCCTTGGCAGCGTCGAACCGGTATTTGAAGGCCGCTGACTTACTTGCCACGAGATCGTCGATATGCCTCTGGCATGCAGCCTTGACCCACCGGCACGCCGGGATCTGACCGCGCACGACGTCACGTGCAAACTTGTTGCCTTTCGCAACGAGCGGATATGACTCTTTCGCCACACGTCAACCCAAGAGTGCAGCGAACGGGTTGCCCTCACCTTTCCGTTTTGGTCCGACGAGGCGCTGGCGGCTTGCTGGGTCCAGCCCGAGCATCGCCCCATACGTGGCCATCTGCTTCACTGCTTCGTTTTTCGCGGTCACTGCCGGATTTTTCGTGGGGCCGCCCTGCGCTCCGGCGACAACGAGACCATGCTTGGCGATATCTTCTTCGGCACGGCGGAACTGGCCGTAAGCCGAGCAATAGACTTCGAGGTTCTGGATGTCGGTGACCTGTAGAACACGCTGCTTGCACAACAGCGGCGAAAGGTGCTCCCATAGATCACGCGCATGTCCATCAATCCAATCGGGCGCAAAAATGTTCGTTACGATCCCGAATTCGGGTTCGTCCTTGTTCAGCGCCCGCTTGCCCGGATTGCCCGCCAACTCCTTTTTGGCAGTCGGTTTCGGCTTCCGGCCTGAGCGCCCTGCAACACCTGGCATGCGGCACCTTTAAATTTCATTTTTCGCGGGCATAAAAATTCGACGGAACGGTCGGTCCGGACCGGAATAGCCCTAGACTTTCGACCTACCCCACCCCATAGGCTCAATCGCCGCCACGATTTGCACAAAATTTAGGCAAATCGACAGATGCGCCGAAATCTGCACAAATTTTAAGCAAGCGACCACCCGCCATGCTTCGAGCGAACGTTTATATAAGGTTAAGGTGCAGATATAACGTTAAGGACAGGCGACACCTGTCACCGACGCTCGCTGCCCGTCTTGGTCTTGTGACAGGGGGAGCAGATCGCCTGCAGGTTGTCGTCGTCATCGGTGCCGCCCTGTGACTTGGGAACGATGTGATCCACCTCAGTGGCGATCGTCACGCGACCGGCCCTGCGACACACTTGGCAAAGCCCACAGTCACGCAACAGGATGTGAGCGCGGCGACGGACCCATGCGGCGCCATATCCGCGCGCATGCCTGTTGCCTCGCACCGCGTCAGGCTTCCACTTCACTTGCTCGTGAGCGTGCTGTTCGCAGTACGTGTTGCCACCAGACACCAGCGCGCCGCAACCTCGGTGCTTGCACGGTCGGAGTGGTCTGGATGGCATAGAAGAAAAGTGCCCGCGACCGCGTGAGCGGTGCGGGCGAACGACTCGCGTCGAGGAGGAGATCACGCATTTCATTCACGCGGACAACCCGTGATCGCGCAGATCCGCTCAGCCAATCTCGCCGGCAGTCTTCCGCTTGGATGAAATGGCAACAAAAAAGCCCGCTCGGTTGGACCGTGGCGGGCTTCAGACGCAGTAATTCAGCCTTTCCGAAATGATACGTTTTTTGCCGAATTTGTATAGCTCGAAGATGTATAGCGTGGCGCTATACACTTTCGACCATTCGGCAATATGCCCGATAGGCTTGCGAACGACCACTTTCGACGCGCTTGTAAAACGCATCGCGCGAGATCCCGAGCGCCGAAGCAACGCGCTTGATGTGAGAAACGCGGTGGATGTAAAACAGGTACAGCGCTTCCTTCTCTGGGCTCTCGGGCAGCGACAGCACGGCTAGGTTGAAGAAGCTCAGCATCGACGAGCAAATCGCGTCCGGCTCAGGGCCGACCTTTCGGGGCTGCATGCCGGCGAGCAAGCCACTCGGCATGGGCGGCACGAAGATTCGACGCGTGCGGTGCCAGGCCGCCCAGTCCTCACAAAGTGTGTTGAGGTCGCGTTTCGTGGGCATCACTTTTCCTCGTACAGCTTGCAGCGGCGCATGTTCTTCGCGCCCGGCTTGGTCTGCTCCTTGGCGCAATACTCCAACCCCCATAGCGTCAGCTTGTGTAAGCAGCCCTTGCATGTTTTGCCCTCCTCAATTTCAATAACTTTTGCCGGGTCCTGATAGAAATGCGCGGGGAGAACTGCCATCAGGCCACCTCCGGCGCGACACTCGCGAAAATTCGGTGCGCAGTTTCGCGCCGCGTTTGCTCAAGCAACTCGGCCTCAGTGCCGTACCGACGCTGGAACTCGGCAGGGCCAGCGTGAAACGCAATGCCGTATCCACCTTCGCGATGGTGCAGCGGACACAGCGGAATCGTGTCGCGGTGGCCCGCGCGCTGGCCGCCGCCGGCAAGGAATCGCACATGGTGAACCTCGACCGGACTCTCCCCATACCCAAGGTTCCGGCAAACGATGCAACACAGGCCGGCAACAACTCCCATGTGCTCGCGCTCTGCCTTCTTTGCGCGTTTGCGAGTTTTGCGTTTGAACGGCGCACGCGCGAGCGGCACTGTGCTTCTCAGCGGCTTCTTCCTCGCCAAGCTCATCGCATTTCCTCGCAGAGTCGTTGATGCGACAGCGCATACGCCCCGTACGACTTGAGACGCTTCCACTTCGGGCGATATGCTGCACCGGCCACGGTTGGCTCGGACTCGTATGCGGCTGGCGGATCCGGGACGCGCATCGTCAGAGGCCGAAGCGGATTTTTCGATTCAGTCACAGCAAGGCTGAACTCTTCACCATGGACTGCGCACCGCTTCACCAGCGAACCATCGGCGACGAGTAGGTCGACCAGCTTGATTACCTGTCGTTTCGAGACGTCGCTCAGGTCGGAGATGGCAGGGCGGGAGTACCACTCACCTCGGGCCATGCATTCCAGAATCGCGTTCTTCATGCCGACTCCAATGCCCGTTGAATCGTTAGGATGGCCGTGCCATTCGACACCATCGCCCCTGTGAACCGAAAGACTCTCCAACCCGCCAATGCGGCTGTGTTGTACTTCTCGGCGTCCGCTTGGAACCCACTGCCGCGCGTGTGCCGGCCGTTCGACCAGATTCCACCCTCAACTTCCGCCGCAACCATCCTGTCAGGCCAAGCGAAATCGAAGCGCCACATGCGCGGCGGTGCGAACCGGTGTTCGCGTACGGGTTCAGCAACCTTCTGCGCACGGCAATGAAAGGCGAACAACTTTTCCAACTGACTTTCTCGCTTAAGACTCACTTGCCCTTCCTCCGCAAATGCTCGATGTATGCCCGCAATTCCTTCTCCTGCCGCTCTGCCACCTTGTCGCCTAAGCGCCGCCGCACCGCTGCGATGAGCGCGCGAGCCAGATCGCCATGGCCGTCCAGCGCCGCCCTCGCCGCTTCCTCGAAGCGCCGCCAGCACTCGGCCTGCTTCACGCAGCAACCTTGCCCCGATGGCTTTCCCAATCGAAAACGACAGCCTCGCCTCCGTCCTCGCGAAGGCGGTCGAACACACGCTCACCGAGGAACGATCGAATGCCCGGCACGCGGCGCCCGTCGACCACGTCGTCGTCGACAGCCAGATTCGAAAGGAGGATGGTCTGACGGCGCTTCTCATACCGTTCGTTCAGTACATCGAACAGGATCAGCTTTTCGGTTTCCGATCCGAACTGGACGCCGATCTCGTCGAGGATTAGCAGATCCGGGTAGGCCAGCGCGGCAACGGCGGCCGATTCCGACTCAGCGCTGCCGCGTACCCACGTATCCTTGACTCGGCGCACCGCACGCATGACCGTCGTGAACAGCACTGTGCGAGATCCTCGCGCCATGATTTCGTGACCGATGCCAATCGCGAGGTGCGTCTTTCCTGTTCCCGGCTGGCCGAGGAAGATTGCGCACTGACCACGGCGGTCGGACTCGCCGAAGTGCTCAGCGAAATCGAGAGCGAAGTCAAGTGCGTACCGTTGCCCTGGCGTGGTCGCGACGTAGTTACGCAGACGGCGATCCATGAAGCGCTCAGGAATTCCGGTATCCCCCAGACGGCGCTGCCACGCCTCACGCTCGCCGGCACGGATGATTGCCGAGCGCTCATTCGCCACGCGGGCCGCTTCCTCATCGGCGCACCTCGGGCAGGCCGTCCACGAGTCTCCGAAGTAGCACAGCCGCTCGAAGTCGCCGTGCTTCGGGCAATTGGCGGATGAGCGAAGAGGTTGTGCGTGGAAGTTCAAAGCTTGCCTCCCGTACCGTAGCTGCGCTTTCCAAAGCCCTCGCTGGACGCGCCGTTAGCAGCACCGGTAGTGAGAGCGCTTTCGTTGCGGACCCAGTTGCGCCAAGTCGCGTCCCAGTCCGTCTTGCGCCCCTTCTCGCCCGCCTTGGCACCCCAGTAGTCCTTGAACTTATCGGCCACACGGCGAACATGGTCGGCATTCCACGTCGGTTGCTCCTTCAGAGCCCAGTCGCCGAGAGCCTTGGTCAGGACCCAGTCGTCGGGTAAGCGCGTGCCGCGCGCACCACTGACGGTTCCCTTACGGTTAACTGATGGTTCTACTGATGGTTCGGGTGCAAAAGCTTTGCACCCTTTTACGTCGTGGTTTGCACCCTTTCCGTCGCCAGTTGCACCCTTTTCAGCTTCGGATTGCACCCTTTCTACGGAATTATTCGGTGCAGAATCTGCGCCCTTTTGCTCGTCTGTATCGTCGTCTGAAATGGGTGCAAGTTCTGCACCGTTAATCCATGCGGGGTTGATCCGGTACTCAGCGGGCATTCCGGACTGGCCACGTCCACCGACTGCGGGACGCACGAGTACCAGCCAGCCGGACTTCTGCATGCGCCGAAGCTGGTACTGGACTGCTCTTTCAGATTGGCGGGTACGCGAAGCCATTGTGGCCACGCTAGGGAAGATGTGGGTGCCGTCGTCGTGCGCGTTGTCGGCAAGTTTGAGCGCCAGGAGCATCTCGCCTCCCCCGGTGGGGTAGCGCTCAAACACCATGCCCATTACTCTGGCGCTCATGATCCCCTCCGTTCAATCGAAGGGGATCCGACGCTGGTCAGCCGCCGTGAGTGGCGCAGTAAGGGTGCGTGTCGGCAAGCGCCTTCCACGCGAGCGGTGCATCGAAGCGATTGTGCGTGACGAACTTGCGGCAACGACGCCCATGGCGGGTCGTCGCGCAACACTGAACATACCCCCCGGACTCCATCCAGGAAGCAAATTCGGTCGGCGTGAGACCGGTTAGTTTGCTCGGTAGATGCAATTGCCCGAGTGCATACGCCACGAGATCCTCGTCCGAAACGATCATGGTGTTCCATCCGGACGGATGGGGGCAATTGAAATGCAACTCCGCGCCGACACGCCTGAGCGTGCCAATAGCTTCCAATAACTGCTCCTGACTTAACATGATCTCTCCAAAGGGGGAAAAAGGCATTGTGCCCCATCAGAGTCGCACGAAGACTCATGCTCAACCCCCGACGCAAACGCGGAAGCGAGTCACACCGCGGCGAATCGGTGTCGACTCGACGTGCCCTGCTGCTTCCAGCGCCTTGATCGACTCCCGCACCGCAGATTCCGACATGCCGCAGTCACGCGCCAGGCGGCTGACCTTCGGTGACGACTCGCCCGTCGACATGACGGCGTGGTGGCTCAGCGCCAGCAACACGATCTTCTCGGTGTGGCGAAGCTCAACGCCCCACGCTTGATTGACTCGATGTGAACTCATTCGGCCATGCCCTCCAGACGTGCAGTGATGCTGAACAGGACTTGCGCGTGGTTGAAGATCCGCCCTTTCACACGAGCGACCTCCGATTGCTCGACGCGGCCGTCGTCGAGCGTCTTGACGATCTCGTTGCCCACCAGGCCATGCGTCGACCATGCCTTCGCCATCAGCTCGACAATCGCGGAGTCACAGCACTCGGCAAGCTGCGGGATCTTCACCAGGGCGTAACCACGCTGCTCGGCCCATGCTTGGAGAATGCGGTCGTCGTCCGTCACATCCGTCGCCTTCACCGCTTCGTTCAGCGTCAGGTGATGCGTGTCGTTGTTCGGATTGACCTTGTTGCGCAGGACGGCCGCCGACATGCCCAAACGCGGCGCGAGTGACTCACTGCCGCCGGGATAGTCGTGAACCAGTGCGTGTGCCGCGTCGGTGATGTTCATGTGCGTGTTCCTCGAACGTTTTTATTTGCTTCTCAGGCCGCTACGATGGCCTCATGAAAACTGCTAAATCTGGCGAGTCCCCCGACGGTGCTAAGCTGTGCGCTCATCACTTCGTACAACACAACATCCATCGGGGTTTCATGGACAGGATTACGGAACTCGAACTTCAGGTGACGGCGCTCGGCGCCGTCGTTCAATTGCTGCTGGGAACCCATCCCGAAAAATCGGCGATCACGGAAATTCTCGAGAACGTTCGAGACACGACAAAATCCAACTTCCCAACACAGGCAGAACGGGACGCCATCGAAGCAGCATTCGAGCCGTTCATCCTTGCCGGTCGCGGATCGCAGACGTCACCCGCCGCTTGATCTCCGGCAACATCTCAGACAAGCTCGCGCTGATCTTTGCCGACTTGATTTCGGTGTCACGATTCAGCGCGGGCCGGATCAGCCACAGCAACAGCCGTGCGTACAGTCGTTTCATTCCTTCACTCCATCGGCCATGAAGACCTCTGAGAAAATTCGGCAAATTGCTGACGCCATCGAGAAGATCATTCAGGACCATGACCTTGCGATCGCGGACCAAGCCGCGATTGGAAAGCTCGAATTTCAGTACGGACTCATGCGAGCCCACTGCCACTACTGCGCCGAGAAAGCCGGAAAAATCGCAACGCTCGGCAAGACCTTCTACAGCGCGCGTAGGCATCAGACACACCCACGGGGAGCAGAGGGCGTACTGCGGGAAATCCATATGAACTTGGACGCCATCAGGTCGTGGTCAGATGTCTGGGAAGACAAAGGCAATTGACCAACGCCACGCGCTCCGGTCATTTGCTCTCTCCAGTAGCGCCGCCAGCGGTTTCGCGCAGTACCTTGACGGCGTGAAGCTCGGCAATGCGGGCCGCGATCGCGTAGGACACTCGAGCGCCGCGTGCGCCTGACAGCAGCGACGAGATTTGCGATTGCGAGCACGGAACCTCCGCCGCAAGCTGTGATTGCGTTAGGCCCGTCCCGAGAAGGTCAGAAACAGCTTTTTGAATGTCCATGCGCGCCATTATCACGTTTGTGTTTATTCAAGTCAACACAAATGAAATGGCTCACTCCATTACGATTGTGATATGTACTCCCTAGCCGAACGCCTCAGATGGGCACGAACGAAAGCCGGCCTCTCCCAGGAACAACTGGGGAGCAAGGCCGGCGTTACTCAATCCACGATTGGGAATCTCGAATCAGGTACGCGAAGCACCGCGAGGCGGCTGCCTCAAATTGCAGAGGTCCTTGGGGTTAATGCTCTCTGGCTCGCCGAAGGAAAGGGGCCACAGACGGCGAGCGGGAAAGGGGTAGGAAACTTAGATGCGGCGTTAAGCGGCGCTAGTGACGCCGCGCGCGAGCTGATCGAAGCGATTCTTCGCGCCGACCAAGCGGGTGAGCCAGCACACACCTTCAATCTGATGCTTCGGATGCTTCCTGTGGATGACGAACCGATTGGTCGTCTGAATCCGTAACATCATCTGCCTCCTCGTCTCGCGCCCCTCCAATCGGTTCAAGCGCCCAGTCGTCAGCAATCATTGCCCGCGCGACCACCATATGGCACCTATCCTCGCTCATAGAAAACGCTGGGCCGTCTAACAAATAGACAAGCCACTCCGTCTCGGAGTACGCGCGACGGATGAATACCAACCTCCCTTCGAGCAGTTCGTTCCACGCCTTCTTTATCCGCGCCAAGTCCCCTGGCTTGCAGCGCAGTCGGGACGACCCACGATTCGTCACAGCTAGGCCCTCTTAGTGTTCTTGTTTAAACCACTGTATATTTGAACAGTAGTTTAGCCTCAGCACGTCGAAGATTTCAATCAAAATTCGCTCCCATCGGCCGTACGTGTAGTAGTCCGCAGAAACGCTCACTTCTCTTCTGGCCGAGTGGTCGCTGCTTGGAAGCAATATCTGCTACAGCGCCGCATCAGGGCCAGATTCGGTGCAGCCGGCCCGAAGTTGCCTCCCAAAAAACCATAAAATCACAAATGTGTTGACATGCATAAATCACGTATGTGATTATTCATTCCAACGCAGCACACATCGCTGCCCGCCCGCTGGTTGGGGCGCTCCTTAAAAACTCAGTTACCGATAGAACACGCCGATGGCGTCCGCACTGCGCGGGCGCGGCTAGGCGCAGGGCGGAACCCTCTACCCCTGATCAAAGACCGGAGGCTATTCAAGCGACGCCTGGCTGCTCACGTGGCTATAGAACGACGATTGGATTGAAGAGATGCAGCGCCGCCGGGAGCCGACTCAGTTCGGGAGTAGTCCGGGGCGCTGCGTCCAAACGCTGTACATGAGGCGGCTTTCTTCCGAGAGCCGCGCCATATACACGAGGAGAGAAACCATGCAGGAATTGCAAAA